GTCATGAGGATTCCATCCATCAAGAGAAATATGAATCTATTTATTGAACACCTCGACCTAGAAAAATGCCGTTTGGATGATGGGGATTTCTACCAATGCCTCTTGCGTTACGACTATAACTATCGCTGCATGGATTACGAACATCGTTTCGGCTTGCGGATGAACATAGACCAAGAATATGCTAAAATGAAAGAAAATGCATCAACATAGGTATCAATTGGCCTTTACCGAGAAAAAATCCGGCATTGATGTAGCGTGGACGTACTTTTGCCACGGGGAAAACCAGAATTTATGCGACGAAAAAACAATTAAAACAACCGAACCGATATATCTCCACGAGCAATACGATCCAGTCATGGGCGTAATGGCGCGGAAGAACCAAACCGCTAAAACCTTAACGATTCACGGGAAAACCTATAAACGGGACATGAGCCGATGACACTCAAAGATATATTTTTTCTTATTGTCGGGTTCGTTTTAGGGATAAGTTCAATGGCTCTATTTGTCCATTACCTTTCCCATGAATAAGCACCAAGAGAAGAAATATCGAGCGATTGAAGCGAGGATTTACGAGTTATGCAGAAAATCGGGCGTTACAATCGTCCCGCGGGCCAACATCCAACCGAGCGGCAAATTAAGCAGGTTTTTGTTCAAAATCGCGGGCAAATGGCTTAAAGTAGATATTAATACATGGATAGAACTGAAATGACCCCCGATGAAACGAAAGTCCAGTGGCTCAAAATAACCCTTATTATCATCGGCGGCGCGGCGATATTCATAATGTTATGGCTTATATGGAAAGAATTAACCGCTATTGACGAAATACTCCGACTTATGGTAATATCCAAGTAAAGAGTCGAAAAGCTACTACGAAAGACATGAAACCATATATTGTCGCCCAAGAGAAACGCGATGGACACATCTACTCAAAATTCAGCGACGGGGCAATCGGGCATATTACCTGTCCCTGCTTCGAAAAGAAAGGAAAGAACATCAAAAAAACGTTCTCTGTCAGCGCGAAAAGTCGCGGAAAAAGTATTGGTAAATCTTAAGAACGGCGTTAGGCAAAAAGTAAAGGACATTGCCATAGAGGAAGGGTTTAGTCCTCTCTATGCCGGTTCAGGGCAAATTCAAGAAACGAAAAGCTATCAGGAGGTTATTGTTCCAGCTTTGCAACGGATGATTACCATTCGCGACAAAGTTTTGGTAGCTATTGAAGCTAGGAATTTATCGCACGAAGCATTGTTTGATTTGAACAACACGTTAAAGGTTTTGAATCATGACATCCAGCTTCTTTCCGGCGGCAATACTGAGAAGTTCGGTTTCGAGGAAGATAGAAAGGTCATCATAGGAATCTTGGCTGAAATCCGTGAACCCAGAACAGAGGAAGCGTTGCCTCGCCCTGCTCAAACTCTTCAAGATTGACGGCAAACCGGCTGATACCGTGGCGACGGACGGCCAAGTTGAGATTTTCCACGCCATCATCTCGAAACAATGGAATCGGGTCCAAGTCATTAGCTCGACCCAATACGGCAAGAGTTTGTTCGTGGCTTTGGGATGTATAGTTCTTTCGTGTATCGATGGTGAATTGATTTCTGTTGTCGCGCCGACGAACGACAAAGCGAACATCATCATGCGGTACTATATCCAGCACTTGGGCGACCATTACCTGTTCCACAGCCAATTGGAGAAGGAAACGAACATCGAGAAGCTCCAGATGGAAACGACGAAGAACCGAATCACACTGAAGAACAAAGGCGGCATCTTTACCCTTTCCGTGCAGGCTGGCAATACCCAGAAAGGATTCCAGGCGGCGATGGGCGAAGGTTCTAAGATCGTCATCCAGGACGAATCGGCTCTTATCCCCGATGAAATCGAATCGACCATCTTCCGCATGATTGCAGGCAAGAAAGACGCTATTTATATAAAAATCGGCAATCCGTTCTATCGGAACCATTTCTACCGTTCGTCGAAAGACGACAGATACCATCAGATTTTCATTGACGCTGAACGGGGATTGAACGAAGGCAGATATACGCAAGAGTTTCTCGAAGAAGCGAGGAAGAAGCCGTTCTTTGACATTCTCTATCTCTGCAAGTTTCCGCCCGAAGATATGACCGATGTTCAAGGATATGTCAGATTGTTCCCCGATGCCTTAATCGATAAAGTCATCCGAACGAACCAAATGTATGGCGAGAAACGTCTTGGATGCGATGTGGCTGAAGGCGGCGGCGACTGGAACGCGTTGGTGCTTAGAACCGCGAATCACGCCAAAATGGTGGATAAATTCCAGAGCATCGACACGATGTACACCGCAGGAAGGATAGTTCATGAGATATTCAACAAGGAAAACAATCCCGATGGGGTGTTTGACCAGAACGTATTTGTTGATGCCTTAGGCGTGGGAAAGGGCATTTACGACCGATTGACCGAACAGCATTACGCGCCGTTTTCCATCAAATTCAGCGAAAAAGCCGATGACGCAAGTCAATTCGCCAACCAACGGGCTGAGTGCTATTGGCGGGCGTATAAGTGGTTGAATGAGGGCGGAACCCTAGAACCGCACGGGGATTGGCAGCAATTGTCATGGATTCGGTATAAAGTCGATTCAAGCGGCCGGATACAGATAATGCCGAAGGAAGAGATGGTCAAACGGGGCTTCAGTTCGCCCGATACCTTAGATGCTTTTGTATCGACGTTCGCCCGAAAAGCGGTCATTAATCAAAGCCGCGAGCAGAGGAAAGAGGAGAAGGAATTACTCAAAGAATTCGATGCCCGCAAAAAGTCGAAAACGGGCTATTTTACGGGATCGCCTTACTTGCGCCAGTGAAGTATGGTATAATATAAAAAACCATTCAAAAGCTGCTACATCCTGAATGGCTGAAGAAATAAAACCCGCCGAGAACAAAGAAGCCTACGTCCCGACTGACGATGAGATAAAAGCGCAACGCAAAGTGCTCGATGCTTTTACGACGGGACGGAATACCGTCCAGAAGTCTTACAACCAATTCAATGGGCGGACCCTCTACGAGTGCATTGACGATTGGACAAAGCGGTGGAACTCATGGATTCCGCCCGAATCAATCCTCGATGAGACGAGCAAGAGCCGGATTTTCCTCTCATTCACGAGAAATGCGATCATCAAGTACATAGCGAATATCGCGGGCAATCCGCCGAAGGCCAACATCACGGCGGTCAACAAGAAATCAGGTGTAGGGAATAAGGTCTTTGCCCAGTTTCTCAAAGACCTCAAACAGTATAGCGAGAACAACGAAAACTATGAGCAGAAGTTCATCCAGTTTGCCTTAGAGGTTGCTACGAAAGGCACGGGAATTATTTACGAAGGTTATCTTCGCGAGAAGCAGAAGACTAAGATTCCTGAAAAGTTCGACCCCGAAACGGGAAAGATTTCATACAAGGAAGGTTCACGAGTCATCTTTGACGATTGTTATTGCCGCATCGTACCCATCGAGGACTTTTTCATTACGAATCCCTATCTCCCCGTGGCACGGATGCAAGACCAGCCGAAGATTATTTGGCGGGAAGTCACCCAGATCAACGAAGCCGAACGGGAGTACGGACATTACAAGAATTTCAAGAAAGTCGCCCAAGGCGGATACACGGTTGCACCCGAACCGACAACCTATTACCGGAACAAACTCCAGACCGAAGTCGGCAAAGACCAAGTTGAGATACTTCGGTTCTATAACCGCATCGACAACGAGCATATCGTGATGATTAACGGCGTCATCATTTACGATGGCCCGATTCCGTTCAAGAATGGTCTTTATCCGTTCGCTGGAGCCGTTAACGAACCTTTTGGCAATGATTTCTTCTGGGGTGCGGGCTATCCCCATAAAGTTATGGGCGACCAGGATATGCTGAACACGACTTGGAACTTAGCCGTGGACAAGACCTATGGTTCTTTGCTTCCGTTCGGTTTGACCTCCGACCTTGATGACATGATTGATGATGAGACCTTGCAGCCGAACCGCGTAAGGAAAGTCGGAGACATAACGAAGTGGCAGTTCCAAACGCTTCCTGGCGTAACGACGGGCGAAATGGACATGATGCAGATGGCGCTCAATATGGCGAAAGAGAACTCCGGCTCCGAGGCTGGTGGGGCAAATCCGAACACGCGGAACACGACCAAGCCCAACGTGAAGCAGATGATGATGAACCAGCAGAACGCCATGAAGTCGTTGGGATTCTCGGTATCTTACTTGGAAGATTTCGAAAGAGACCGGACTATTCTCCGCCTCGACCACATTCTCCAGTTCTATGCCATTCCGAAGATTCAGGCCATTACTGGAAAGCAGGGCGATGAGGCCAACAAACTTGTCTATCGGGACATTTCGATACCGAATACCAAACTTTCGAATGGTCAGGTGGGTAATAAAGTCGTGAAGATTATCGGCGATGAACTCACGCCCGACACCGCGATGCAGACCAAACAACAGCTCGACCAGATTGAAATGCAAGGCAAGAAGAATGGAATCCCGACCGAAGCGTTGGCAGTCCACGTCGATACGTTCAGCGATTGGAACTACGGCGTTGAGGTTGAGAAGTACAGTTCATTCGAACGCAACCAAATCCTCGACCAAACCCAGCGTCAAGAGTATGCAAACTGGCGGATTGAGATGGCGAAAATCGGCGTTCCTGTCGATATGCAGGAACTAGTCGCGTGGGTTGATGAGTCGTTCGATGTAGATCCAGAACGGTTCAAACCGCAAGGCAATCCCATGCAACAGATGCAACAACAGCAGATGCTCATGCAACAGGGTCAGAAACCACCGCAGTCATCCTCGCAGAAGACCATGCATCGTTCGACGGGACAACAGCGAAGTCCGAAAGCACAACAGCCGAGTCCCCTAGCGACAATGGCGCAATAGTATGCTGAACATCGATATAAAAACCGTACCCCATAATAAACAGCGTTATCCTACCGTCGGCGACTACTATCGGGAAAAGCACAAAATGCATTTCAGGATTTCGGAAATGCAGAATAAAGATTATGAGTTTTTAGTAGCCATCCATGAACTGGTTGAACAATATCTTTGCGAAAAGGAAAAAATCTCAATCGAGTCTATTGACCAGTTTGATATCAGCTTTGAACGCTTTAGAAACGCAGGGGACACGAGCGAGCCAGGCGACGACAAAAAAGCCCCGTATTACCGGCAGCATCAGATTGCAACAGCAATCGAACGGCTCATGGCAGTTCACATTGGAGTCGATTGGAACGACTACGACCGAAAAATAGCGGCACTATGAAAAAAGATATCGTAAAGACAATCAACGAAGTGTTGAAGGAAATCGACGGCTTGGAACCGTTGGTAGAGTTCAAGGAACCCATGCCCGAATTGAGCCAGGAGATGCTTTACGGTTTGGCTCAGATATACACCATTAAGGGCTTTCGGGATTATCTCCAGAATTCCTATCTGAAAGCGATGAAGAACGCTGCGTTGTCGTCCGATAACGAGTTATTGGGTTCATTCTTCAAAGGTCGGGCAATCACCATCAAAGAACTCTTAAGCAAGGCAAAGAAGTCCTATGAGGAGTTCGAAAAAGTAACGAGATTAAAGAAAAATGCCGTTAAAGAAGGGGAAAAGCAAGAAAGTGGTCAGCCAGAACGTGAGCGAGTTTCATAAGGGTAAAACCTATCAGGCCACAAAAAAGAAGTTTGGCAAGAAGAAAGCGGATAAGCAAGCAGTTGCGGTAGCGTTGAGTACTGCTCGTAAGTCGGGAAAGAAATCTGTCAAGTCGAAAAAGTTTAATGATGGTGCGTTCGCCAAGCAGAAAAAGAAAGTTTTTGGCGTATAGTGTGTTATAATTATAAAAATGGCAAAACCGTTGAAAGGAAATTATCGAACCGGACCAGATACGAGAGGTAGTTTTGCTTCTATTGTCGGAGATGCTTATGGATATCCATCGGGAGATGCGGCAAATATCGCTAGAAAAGCTGCTATGCAAGTATACAACACGTACGGGAGAAGAAGTGGATATTCAAAAAAGTCCCAAATAACGGCGCAAGCAGCTATACAGGGAAGGGTAAAGGGTTCTTACAAAAAAGGCGGAAAGGTAAAAGAGACTGGCTTAGCTAAAGTCCATAAAGGCGAAAGGGTTCTCACGGTTCAGCAGAACAAAAAGTTCGAAAAGGCCAAGAAACAGGTGTTTGGGATAAAGAAATACGGAAAAGTATAATGTCGCATCGCAAAGCGCAACTGAAAAAGGTCGCTACCACGATAAATTATAAGGATCATTCAATGGGTAAAGGACATCCGAAACAGGTAAAGCGTGACGTGAAGCGTCTGAAACCGAAATCGCGGAAACTTCCTAAAGGGAAAGGTGTTAAGCGAGATGTCGTCATGACATCGAAGTTCGAACGGGCGCGGAAGAAAATGTACGGCCTGTCGGCAAAAGAAGACGCAGGGAAGATATAAGCTCTTTGTCGGAAAAGCTACTACTACGTTCGGGGTCTATGTATGCCCTGATGAGTTGTGTAGTAGCTCTCATCAAGGCAGTCATAGGCCTCGAAAGAGGCCGTTTTTGTTAACCATGCGAGGCCAGTCCCCTCGTAAAAAAACTGTAAACATGGCAACAGAATTAGAAAAGATTCTCGCCGAAGATGACAAATCGAAGTCAGAACCGGCGTCACCGACTCTTTCCAAAGAGGAGGAGCAGAAAAAAATCGATGATGAGATTGCGAGAAAAAAAGAACATCTTGACAACGTCAATAAGGCGATTGCCCAAGCGAACGAGGACTTGAGAAAAGCCCGCGCCGCAAAAAAGCAGCAGCCTACCGAGGAGGAGCTTCCGAAGATAAACTTCGAAGACCCTTCCGCTAAAGCGTGGGACCGGCATATCAAAGAGGCCGTCGCCCCCGCCCAGAGCGAGTTGGAAAAAGAGAAGGAGGAAATCCGTTCCTTCGCACTCCAAGAGTTCTTGAAAGACAAGCCCGCGCTTGCCAAAAATCCCGATAAAGTCAAAGAAGTGGTTTCCACTTACGAGAAAATCAGGACGGCGAGCGAACGCACGAAGGAAGGGGTTCTCCTCGACCTTGACAAGGCGTATGCGGCGGTCTTCCACGAGCAGCTCATCGGTGCGGCCAAGAAAAGCCGCATCGAACAGGCGGAGAATGACATTTTGTTCTCCGACATAGCTATCTCACGAGGCGCAACCGCCTATTCTGACAAAACTTCCGAAAAAGTTGAACCGCTATCCGAAGACGACAAGGCTCTACTCCAAAAGTGGGGCATGACGGAACAAGAATGGCGCGAGACCAAAAAGAAGTACGGATAGGGATGGGAGAGGTCGCGGTTCGCCTAAAACAAATCTGAAATCTTAATGGCAAATCCGCTTTATGGATTCTCCGTATGGAAATCGCCAACGAACGGCGCAGATGTGGTCTATCCCCTTATCGCTACGAACTCCACGCAATTTACGATTGGAGACCCCGTAACGGCATCGGGTGGATTCGCAATCGTCGCCCCGAACGCTACGAGCGCAATCATCGGTATCGCCGCTAAGTCGTTTACTGCGACTTCGACGAACCAGACCGTGGCTCAGGCGTACGTTCCTTTGTACGACATCGACCAGGATTACACGTTCCTCGCAGGAACCAATTCCGATATCTCCAACACGTCAGCTGGACTTTTGTTCCAGATGCTCGTTTCGGGAGGTACGGGACAGGTTCTCGTTGACACGAACGGTGGTTCCAAGTCGGCTGGTTCTACGGGTATCGTTGTCTGCTTGGGAGCAGACCCTTCTCAGCTCGGAACAACGGGCGTCGGCGGCGGTTCGCGCCAGGGATTATTCAGGTTCGTTAAGAAAGCTGACACTCAGCAAACGTAATTAAATGGCTGACCTAAACCGTTTATTCGACTTAGCTGACCCCCGCATCCGCAAGGTGTGGGACGAGAAGAACTTACAGCTCTCATCGCGTTTGGAATATTCCAAACTTGGCTTCACCGATTGGAACGCGGAAATCTTGAACTCGCAGTTCGAGAATTTCACGGGCCTCGGCATCGCCAACCTCACGGGTGAGAAGGAGCCGTATAACCGCGAAGAAATCGACCAGGCTTACAAAGTGACGATTACGCCTCAGAAATTCACTAAGGCTATCGATATCACCGAGGAAATGCTGCGGTTCAACCTGTGGCCGAAGATTAACAATCTTACCGGCGCGGCGGCGAACGCAGTCAATGCCCGCATCGACACCAATGCGGCAAAAATCTTCTATCTCGGCAACGGAACGACCTTCTTCACGGGAGGCGATGGCAAGGGTCTTATCGACTCTGCCCATCCGAACAACAGCTCGACGAACTCGAATACCCAATCGAACAACGGCGGGACGAACCAATTGTCCTATGACAACCTTAAAACGGCTGTCCAGGCAATGGATCGTTTCACCGACGATAAAGGCATTCAGTTGCTTCCGTGCCGCAAGCTGCGTTTAATCGTGGCTCGCGAAAACAAGGAACGGGCTGAAGAAGTCTTGCGCTCCATCGGCAATCCGGACAACGCCAACCGCGTATCGAACGTCTTCAACAATGGGGACGGTTACATCGATTATGTGGTGGCGAACTGGATTCCTTCGACGACGTATTCCAAATATTGGTTCGTCATCGACATGGAACGTGCAGCCCAGATGGCCTATCTGGTGTGGGGTTGGAGGCCGAAGTTTGACAGCGACAACGTTGTGAACAACGGCACGAAAATCTACACCGCATCAACCATGTTCCAGCCTGGCTTCCAGGCATGGCAATGGGCGTACGGCACGCAGGCGACGACCTAGAACTTGTGATTCTAGAACGTTAAAAGGTTTCGGGGGTTCCTTTCAAAAACCCCCGCCGAAAGGCTGAAAGGTCAAACTTAATTCACTATGAACAAAAACATCATAATAGGAATTTTGGCCGTAGGAGTCATTCTATTAGGTTTGACTTTACTACTGCCTCATTCGCCGAAACTCGGCACGACATCGGCGGTCTCAACCGCTTCGCAGTTCGAAGACATTGAATTAAACAATCAGGCAGGGTACGGCAATGCTTCGCTCTATGTGAACGGAACGAAGTATACCGATTCATCGGGTGATTGGTTGGGTAACATTCTCCAGACGGGCGCAACACAGTTGGCCGTCGTGAATGACCTTATCTTGGCATCTGCCGGATACTCTCTGACCGTCAATACTTCTACCGCGCTTACCGCGGCACAGTTCTGTGGAACAACTCATTTCCAGGTTCTGGGAACCAGTGCTCTTGCAACAACGACCTTACCAGCGGCAACTTCAACCTATAACGTCTGCGGAGCTAACGCTGGTCTTGGCTCGTATTCAACTCAGTTGATATCGAATAACTCGACGAATACGGCAAACTTTGTTGCAGGAACGGGAACAACCTTCCGATGTGCTGATATTGGAGTCGGTACGACTACGAACTCCGGCGTCTGTACCGCTTCTCAGGTTTCCCTTACCACTTCATCCGACGTATTCGCGACGGGTTATTGGACGGGAACGAGTACGCAAATAATCGTTTGGAGCACGCAATCACACTAAAATGTCTCAATATACCGACAATATAATAGCGTTGAATGCGGTAACAACGACGACGACCAGTTCGGCGTATGACATGAGCAAGCGCGAGCAGATTGGCATTACCTTCACGTGCACGGGACATTCGTCGGGTAACGGGGTGTTTACCGTTGACGGCTCGAATGACGGAACGAACTGGGTAACCGGCTTGGCTTTCCAAGACGCTACCTCAACGGCGGCAACGACCTGGGTTACGTCAAAAACGCTCAGTTCAAACACCACGGCTGGGATATTCATTCCCTACTTCGCGTTCAAGCTGATTCGCGTCGTCTGTACCGTTACGACCGATGGTTCGTATACCGCCGTCATTGAAGCATCGGGTTAAAGGTCGTTAGCTAATGAACATTATGAGAAATTTCCCTAGCAGAGAGGAATTGCAAACGATGCCGATTATTCGTCTTCGGCACTTGGACATCACGACGAAAGAGGAAGAGGAACTGGTGCAAGAAGTCCTTTCATCCCGACTTTCACAGATGCCCCAGGTTTCCGTCGAAGTGAACATCCGCGTTCCCGACATCAAGACGGTTGAAGAAGAAAAGTTTTGGCAGGCAAAAATCGACGAAGCGCGTGCAAAAGATCGTGAACAGGTAGCCCTTCAGGGAGCTATTGAGGGCGCGGAGGTGGTCATCCCTTCTGACGTTCCCGTGGAGACGGTTCCTGAAACCGTTCCCGCCGAAGTTACGCCAGCCGTTGAAGAACCCCCGACCGAGACAACACCTGTCGGAAAGAAAAAAGGCCGTCCCAAAAAGACAAAATAACAAGTGTCGAGCATCAGACCCACCATATCGGTACGCAGTGGGAGACAGAATGAACCCATCAGGGTTCCTTTTGCGCCGTTGCTCGTAGACCCGCTTGCCTATACGTTCCTTACGAGCGATACGGCAAGCGGGTCGGGGACGCTTACGGTGAAAAACATCACGGG